AAAACTGTATGAAGTAACGCTAAGTTCAGGCACTATGCATCTATTAGCGCCCGATTCTGAGTCAGCTGCATGGATGGCTCTAGAATTGTCCCATGAACGTAATGACGAACTAGTAAATGTGAGGCTATCTGATGAGTGGTAAGCGTGAGTATTTCCCGAACAACTGGCAAGAGTTCAAGGACGCACCCGATGAGCTATTCCAACCTCACACATTTGAGGAGGTAATGGATTGGAAAGTAGCAGGTTGGGAGCTTCCTGGTTCTGTTGCTTGTATCATCCGCGTACATGATAACAAGACTGGTAAAGTCAAAGAGCATGTGTACCAACGTGAACACGCTGCTCAAGACAAGGTACGCAAACTGATGAAGACTCCGCACATTGAATTCACAGTGTGCAATCATGAGTCTATTCATCATCTGATCATGGGTCCTTTTGAAGACGAAACTAACGATGACTGAAACCACCATTCAACGCCGCACTGAGCAGCTGATTGCTGAAATCAAAGTGCATCCACATCGTGACGAGCTGTTGCAACTCATGTACGAACAACGCATGGACGCACTGCTTGACGAATACACCACTATCCTTGAATAGCCTATGCCAACACCCGCTGAGATTGACGAGCAAGTACAACTTGAGCGTGATCAGATAGCTCAAGGACTCAAGCGTCTCCATAAAAACACAGAGGATTTAGAAGGCAAGAGTTATGCATCAGCTACTGTGTATGGTATTGCTTCTATTGACACTCTTCTGCCACTAGTTGTTAGGCGTATTGAGGAGACTACACATGACCGCTTAACACGTGGTACTGGTCATCAATTCCAACTTGTTAAAGAGTATGTTTCACAACTTGAGCCGTTAGCATCAGCAGCTATTGCACTTAAGCTAACCTTTGATAAAGTATTCTCCTTTAAAGATGGTAGCGATCAACTCACTAACGTATGTGATGCTATTGGTCATGCCGTTGAAGATGAATGCCAGATGCGCTTCTATGAGCGCGAAGCACCTGGCCTACTAAATACCCTCAAGAAAAAGTATTGGCACTCTTCTAGCGGCACACACCAGCGTCTCAGCAACATCCGCAGACCTATGAATGTTGTAGATGTGAAGTGGGATGCATGGGGTAGAGCTAACCGTGTAAAACTTGGCGGCTGGTTACTTGATTGCATCATTGCTGAATCACATTGGTTCACCAGGGAGATGCGTCAGGAAGGACGCAAGAGAGTAAACTATGTTGTTCCTACTCCTGAGTTTATGTCCATCAAGGATCAGGTGATGAAGGATGCAGAGTTGTTTGCTCCTCTTGCTTGGCCTATGTTGATTGAACCTAACGACTGGACTAATGATCGAGCTGGTGGTTACATTCTCAACGAGGTGATGCGAGGGCATGACATGGTGCGCCGTGGACATGGCGGATGTATACAGGGAGAAACACCTATCGAGTTTCTGAACAAAATTCAGAAGGTCGCCTTTACTCTTAATCCTTTTGTAGTGAAGGTTGCGGAAGAACTAGATAGATTGGAACGAGCAGTGGGTAAGTTCCTCCCTATTGTTGATCATGAACTACCTCCCAAGCCTGTAGACATTGCAGAGAACAAAGAGTCTCGTAAGCAATACAGACAAGCAGCAGCTCATGTCAACAACTTGAACGCACAAGAATTTAAAAAGTCTTGTCGTACAAGAATGACATTGGAGGCAGTGAAGAGGTTCAAGGACGTACCTAAGTTTTACATTCCGTGGTCTTTTGATTACAGAGGTAGAGCTTATCCTATTCCTGCCTTTCTTACTCCACAAGACACAGACTTTGGAAAAAGTTTGTTAGTCTTTGCTGAGGGTTCATATACGACTGATGAATCCGATGAATGGTTAGCCTTTCAAGTAGCTACTACATTCGGTCTTGATAAAGCACCGATGGCTGAGCGTATTGAATGGGCAAGAAGTAACCATGATTTATTCACACTCATAGCCACAGATCCTGTCAGTAATTTACACTTATGGGAAGATGTTGAAGAACCTTGGCAGTTCTTAGCAGCTGTAGATGAGTATTATCATTGTGTCGTAGTTGCCGATAGGCAGTTCACACGTCTCATGGTGGCAACTGATGCTACCTGTTCAGGTCTACAGATCTTGGCAGGATTAGCTAGGGATAAGTCCACCGCACGTCTTGTGAATGTCCTACCTGGCGACCAGCCACAAGATGCTTACAAGGTCGTAGCAGAAGCAGCTAAACCTTATTGCCCTAAATCCATCCAACCTTATTTAGATAGAAAGGTGGTCAAAAGGGTAGTGATGACTGTCCCTTACAATGCTAAACCCTTCTCTAACCGTGGTTACATTCGTGAAGCACTAGCGGAGAAGGGTGTAGAGATTAGCAAGGAAGATTTAACTGCTACTGTTAAGGCAGTAAGAGATGCTATGGATAGTGTCGTTCCTGGTCCTATGGCTGTTATGTCATGGATTGAGCAGGAAGTAGCGACAGCTATTAAAAACGGTAAAGAACACTTAGAATGGGCAACACCTTCAGGGTTTGTCGTTCATCAAAAGCTGAATAAGAAAGAGGTCGTAACACTTAAATTACAACTTCTTGGAAGATGTGAAATGGAGGTAGCTGTAGGAGACAAGGACGAGGTTGACATCAACCATCACAAGAACGCAACAGCTCCTAATCTTATTCACAGTCTTGATGCTAGCCTATTACATCTGAGTATCCCACGTTTTGATGCACCCATAGCTCTCATTCACGATTCTGTGCTTTGTCGGGCAACAGACATGTCTACTCTCAGCTCCATCGTGCGAGAGACTTACATGCACCTGTTCGCAGAGCATGATTACTTAATTGACTTCGCATCTCACATAGGTGCGGAGACTGAACCACCGATCATTGGCAACCTTGAACCGGAGTCCGTGATTGAATCCACCTACTTTTTCTGTTAATGGCACGTACCATCCACAAAACCGAACAGCCTGTTGTCCTTGAGGGGTATCAAGCTGTACTGAAGCCGGGTAAGTTCGGCTACAAACTGTCTGCACTTGTCGATCAGGCAACTGTTGATAAGCTCGAAGATGAGCGCACTGAAGTCCTTAAGTGGGCAGAGGGTAAGCTCAAGAATCCTAAGCGTTCTACTCTCAAGCCTGAGCCTTGGGAAGAAGTGAGCGAAGGTAAGTATCAAGTTAAGTTCAGTTGGAATGATGAAACTCGTCCTCCTGTCGTTGACAGTGAAGGGACGCTGATCACTAACGAGGATACGCCGCTGTACGGTGGCTCCAAGGTCAAGCTGGCATTCCACCAGAAGCCTTACATCCTCAAGGACGGTGTGACCTACGGAACCAGCCTGAAGCTGGTAGGTGTGCAGGTAATTGCACTCAACTCCTCTGCTGGTGTTGACACTGGCGACATGGATGAAACCGATGTTGCTGAGCTGTTCGGCAAGACCACTGGCTTCAAAGCTGGTGACCCTAACATTACTTCCAACGACGAAACCACCGACGACGACTTCTGATGATTAACTTCACCTGTTCTAAAAACGAAAGCCTGGGACTCTACGAGGGTACCCTGACTGTTAACCTGCCTGAGATCACTGTTACTCGCTACAAGGCTGACCGCAATGATTTCAAGTATGAACTGCGTCGGGCAGTGTCGGAAATTGTTGAGGAGATTGTAGAGAAAAACATCGACGACTGATGTTTAGATCAGGGTTAGAGGGCAAGGTCGCAGACCTGCTCTCTTCCTTGAAGGTTTCTTACAAATACGAATCACGTAAACTTGCTTACGTTCTTGAATGCAACTACATCCCAGACTTTCTTTTGCCGAATGGTGTCTTTCTCGAAGTGAAGGGACGCCTGACAAGCGAGGATCGAAGGAAGATGAAAGCAGTAAAGAAGAGCAATCCCGACTTAGATATTCGGTTCGTCTTTCAAGCACCTTATAACAAGATCTACAAAGGATCTAAAACCACCTATGCGAAGTGGTGTGAGAAACATGGCTTCCCATGGTGTTCATATCAATCCATCCCAATCGAATGGCTAACCTAAAGTACGGCACACCTGAGTTTTACACTGAACACTTCAGTGATTTTCTTGCTGATGTAGATGGTGAAGACCCCAGTACTGTTGAAAACATTTTTGAGGGATTTCTCAGATCTATTGACGACTGGCTTAATTATCACGAGAAACAAGCGGGCGCATACGATGAGCTTCATGCACGAGTTTGGAAAGTGCTTAACGAAGAATGTCCCTGGAAAGAGCAAGTAGAAGAGTATGGAGAGCCGTATCACTCAAGGTTCTGAATTTGTAAGGCATGAACCTTGCTCCACCTGTGGCTCATCGGATGCGAACTCTTTGTACTCCGATGGGCACACTTTTTGTTTTTCATGTAACACTTACACTCCTGGAGCAGGAGAAGTTGTTCACACTCATAAAATGACCACCAATGTACAATTACGTGGCTCAGCCGAACGGCTGCAGAAACGACGAATCTCC